TTAAACCCTTTTTATAATATGGTCGATTTAAATGCAAGATAATAAATTTTCTAAATGTTATTATACGGGCAACCACCATTATTAAAATAGTTGCTCCAATTATACGCCATATAAGGTGACGCAGAAGGATATGCTGGTACTGGTCTTGGCAAAAGAGAACTAATCAATGTCTGTGTTTGTGCTGCATTATCAGCCATTATTGAATTAGCCAAATTAGCACTTCTAGCATTGGTTAATTGTTCCCTTGTAGCCGCTAACTGATCACGCAAATTATCAATCATGTTTTGAGTAATCAAAGCGCGAGTAGCTTCTCCCTCTTGATGTGCTGTGTTTTTAATGTCACAACAACACTGAGCCAATTGTCCTGATAATGTTTGCGTCTGTATAGAATTCTCGTATCTGTTCTGTAATATCTCTTTATCCAGATCATACTTACTATTCAGAATTTGATTTTGTGTCTGCATACAACAATTATTGTCATTTGCAATTACTTGTTGTATCCCTAATTGATTTGTGTATCTGTTTTCAAGTACATCTTTGCTGAAACAATTGACGAGCCATATTTTCTATGTTGTTTATGTTTCCATTATTAGCCATATTCACAAGCTGAGATAACATTGGATTATTATTATTTTTCATCATATTCATTACCATTTGTTTTGGCGTCATTCCGCTTGACAAGTTTTTTATCATTGTAGCCATCATTGGATTTTTTGTTGCCAATTGTTGGCTTACCATTTGATAAATTGGATTCATAGAAATTTAAAATCTCCTTTTTGAAGTTATTAAATTCTTCCTGTGTTACATAGTCTTTTAAAGGTAAAGGTGCAGTGCTGTTGTTTTGGCAATCGCAAGAACATTGTTTTGGTTGTTGTTCTTGGTTTGGCTGTTCTTGAAATGTGAATTTTCTTATAGTTGGAAATCCGCTTGAATCTGTTGTCTTGATAAAGAATTCATTGCCTTCGCTTGACATTAATAAAATCGTTGTATTATTTGGAATTTGATAAGCTTTAGCCCCTGTTTCGCCTTGTACAAATATAATTTGGTTGTTTAATGGTAAAGGGTTATTATATGGTGGATATTGGCTGTTAAATTGATTTTGCAACTGATTAAGACGTTGTAAGCGGTTTAAATAAGTATCGTTGATATTAGGCTGATAATAATAATTTTGCATAAATTACCTCCTCTATTTAATTAATTTTATATCAGTAAAAAAAAGTTGTCAATCATTCATTAAATATTTGTTCACCCTGTATTTTAAATTCAACATCATTTAGAGCGAAATTTTTTACATATAGGTCAACATTTGACATAGCATAATCACCTTCTGCAGCTTTAGTCTCCAAATACAAACCTATATTATTATAAGAGTTGCTAAATCTATAGCTAAAAGTTTGACTTGATCCACCGGATGAATCTGCAGTACGAATAACATATATTGTGGAGTAGCTAGTCGATGTAGAGCTTGAAAAATTCACAATTGAGACTTTTATAGAATTATAATCTGAATCCCCGTAAATATTATATTCTGTGCTACCTGTAAGTACATCACCAGATACAACAGGGAAAGTACCATAATAAGCTTTTGTTGTTCTTGGATAAGTAGCGTCATATTCATGATCCGAAATTGTTATTTTTGAATTGCTGTTATAGATAGTATTCCATCCTCCACGTGGTCCGAAAGAATAACCTATTCTGTTGAGTTCAGGATAATAAATCAACACCCATGAACCATTTGTATATCTTTTTAGTGGTTTCCCACCAGATCTTTTAATATCAACCCAAGAACCACTTACTTTATTTTTAACAACATAGCAATTTTGCCAAACACCATTAATTTTTTTTTTTAACATATTAAGCTTTTTCCCTCTCGATCATACGTTTAGTAATAATAATAGTTCTTATCATTTCATCCGACAAGTTTAAATTACCGTTTTCTTCGCCTTTAATAACACCCGAATCGACTAAATCTTTAATTATACTTTTAGCATATTCAGGTATCTCGTTAACAGTCTTGTATATCATTTTTATACGCTCCTTTTTGTTTTCTTTTAAAACTTCGATATTAAAATATCTGCAAATAGCTTTTTCAATGGCTGTAGCAAGATTATCTCGATAAGTTTCTTTCCTTAGCTTGTTTATATCATTAAAGTTATTAATAAATCCGAGTTCAAGTAAAACAGATGGCATTTTAGTTGAGTTTAATACATATAAAGTAGGGCTAATTTTAACACCTCGATTAATTGCTTGTGTGGCTTCTATTAATTTATTTTGGAAAATTTGCCCTGTCAAATTTTCATTTTTGCTGTATATATGAGTTTCTATTCCGCTAGCTAATTGATTAGTAGCTGAGTTTATATGAATAGAAACGAACAAATCGCATTTATTCTGATTAGCAACAAGACAACGAGCAGACAAACTTATAAATTCATCTGTTTCTCTTGTCATAATAGCATTTATTTGTTTATAGCTATTAAGTTTTTTCTTTAATTTTAAAGCGATATCAAGAGTAAATTCTTTCTCCAACCAATCACCATAAACAGCACCAGGATCTTTGCCACCGTGTCCTGCATCAATACAAATTTTGATAATATGCGTATTTGTGCTCAAAATAATCACCTCTTAATAATTATTTATACCGTTTGCTTGTATATTTAATTGTTCGTGTAAAAGTTTGGTCATGTTATTAATTACGTCGTTCACATCCATATTTGAGCTTATGTTGTTGTTGTTAGTCATATTTATTTTTATATTGTTTGAGTTGAAAGTGTTATTTGATTCTTTAAAAGCTGATTCTTGAATGTATTTTATATTTTTGTTTTCATTGTTAGAAGTTAGTATATTATTTGTATTGTTATTTGCTTTACTGATTACATTGTTTAGAATATTTGTAGGGATAGATGAGTTATTTTTAGTAGTTGTTCCGATATTTTTTGAGATGTTGTTATTAGCTAATGTTTGAGGGATTGAGATTGTAGAAGATTTAATTATATTTTTATAAGATGTAGTTTCTTTTTTTGTTATGTTCATATTAGCAGATATATTTGTTCCAATCAAATTTAACAGGTTATTCCATGATTTTATAATGTCGTTTATTGAGTTAATCATAACATTTGAAATTTTATTGGCGATATTAGTCCAAAAACTTACCGAAGCTGAGCCGATATTTTGAGTGAAATTTGTCAAATTAGAGAAAGCGGTTTGAATATAGTTGAAAGTGCTTAAAAATGAATTGGCAGTAAAATACAATGAATCATTAATTAATGAGAAAGTAGAGCCAGACGTATTATTGATAAGCATATAAGAATTTATGATTTGATTATTTATGCTATTTATTGCTGAAGTAATTATATTTGATGTTGCTATAGCATTTGCGGAGATTGAATTTAGAGTTAAGTTTATATTTGAGATATTGTTTTCTGTTGTTTCAATAGGGGCAGAAATTGAAGATATAGTATTAGCGATTGAATTATTGATATTAGCGATTGAGTTATTTATGTTAGTAAGTTTTTCAGGTATAGAATTAAGCCATGACAAATCAGGAATGTTATTTATTGCTAGATCAGATAGTTTCTCTTTTGTGCTTTCAATTTGTTTGATGTTAAATATGTTTTGAGATACGTTTGAGAGATTATTTATATCTGTGATAGTTTTTTCTATTATTTGATTAATTTGAGAAAAGGTTTCCGTGTAATTTTGTGTAACGGTAATTTTATTATTTATGCCGATGTTTTCATTCAAGTTACAAACACCCCCATTTATTAAGCTATTTCAAAGTTCTTTTCCTCAGTATATTCTCCAAATATTGTATTAATAGAGAAAGTTACATGTAAAATTTTGTTTATTTTTTTAAAGATGAAGTCGTAAACATCAATAATTCTTTCATCTTGTTTTAGAGCGTCAGATATACGCTTTTGAATTTCAATTTGTATAATGTTAATATCTTGACCGATTAAGTCAGATATTTCGAATCCATAATCCCAATCATAAATCAAATAACGATAACGTTCAATATTAAGGATTAAATATACCGCTTGTTTTACTGCATTAATTTCGTCTATAAACCCCGATATATTATTTTTTTTAATGTTTAATTTGTATGTGTTTGATGTTTGTGATTTAAATTCGATATTATCTGTCAAATTAATGTTAGGCAACATATTTATATTCCACCTTTATTTATTTTATAATATGAAAAATATTTGTCAGGTATTTTTTTAATTTAGTTTTAGAATTTGACCTGGATATATTTTATTAGGATTTTCGATGTTGTTTAGTTTAGCAATATCAATATATTTAGCCCCGTCATTTAATTCTTTTTTAGCGATATTCCAGAGCGTATCACCTTTTTTAACAGTGTAAGTTTTTTCTGGTTCTTTAGTATATTCTCGTTGTTTTTTTTGTTGAACAGTTTTATCACCGTTATTAGAGTTGCTAATTTGGATATATTGAGTATGGAAATGTTTATATTGTTTGAGTATTACTGAGAAAATGATATCAAATCCCTCGTCAGAAGATTCTAATATAGAATATTCTTCTAGAGATACGTTAGCGATAGTAGGATATTTAATGCTACCGTCAGGAAGTTGTCTTGAGATAGAGAAAGGGAATATTTTTTTTTCAGTTTTTAATTTTTCGAGCCAAGAGTAATAGAAGTTTTGTTCTTTAAAATCAGAAACAAAATGATAGTTAAAAGCAGGAGCCACGAAATCAAATTCAAAAGTATTGAGACCTGGTAATTTTAATATATTTACCTCTCCTAAATTAATAATGTCGATAGTAGAGTTTTTATTGTTTATTTTTGTTTTTATCTCTTTAGGAGTGATAGGTAAAACAATATTATCAATTATAAATTTATAATTCATTTTTTTTCTCCTTTGTGATATTTTAAAAAAGAAAAAAATAAAAATGGAGTGAATTGATGTGAAAACAGATGGGAGCAGTTTTAAAGAAGAAGTATTATTAGAGCCATCTAATTTAAAATTATTGACTAAATGTGTAAGTGAAGGTATGTCTATAAAAGATATATGCGACAAAGTGTTGAAAATATCGAAAGGTAATTTTTATTATATGTGCGGTAAACATGAGAAATTTAAAGGAGCATATTATGAAGGACTGCAACCAGCAATATTTGATTGTGTAAATGCTTTAAAACGTATGTGTGAGGGGTATTATGTAGAAGAAGAAAAGACTGATAAAGACGGCAACACTACGATATATAAGAAGTATATACCCCCGAGTGTACCAGCTTTAATGTTTTATTTAAAGAATAGAGATTCTAAAAATTGGCGAGATAGATGGGATATACAACTTGATGGTAGTGATAAACCAATTATAATAAAAAATGATGTAGTTGAATAGTTAAATCATGGAACAGAAAAATAAACGTGGATTATTAAGCACTTCCGAGAAAATAATACAGAAAGAAGTGAAGAAATGGGTAAAGGAAGAAGGAATATCGTTGCAAAATATAATTGGTAAAGGTTATTCTGAATTCTGGAATACAAAAAAGCGATATGTTATATGTAAGGGTAGCCGTGCAAGTAAGAAGTCAAAGACAGCTGCTTTATGGCATATAGTTCATATAATGCAACATCCAGGTGCAAATGCTCTAGTAATAAGGAAGACAGAAAGAACATTAAGAGATAGTTGTTATTCAGATTTAAAATGGGCAATTAATCGTTTAGGAGTTAATGCTTATTGGAAAGCAACTTTATCACCACTGGAACTTGTTTATTTACCAACACACCAGCGAATTATATTTCGTGGTTTGGATGATCCGCTTAAATTAACATCTATATCAACAGAAACTGGAAGTATTTGTTTTGTTTGGTGCGAGGAAGCATATGAAATTACGAAAGAGGAAGATTTTGATTTTATAGACGAGTCAATAAGAGGAGAATTGCCTAATGGTTTATGGAAACGGATAACGCTTACGTTTAATCCATGGGCTGAATGTTGGTTAAAAACGAGATTTTTTGATAAACCCGATGATGACGTTTTAACAATGACAACAACTTATAAAATAAATGAGTTTTTGGATGAAGCGGATATAAAATTATTTGAGAAAATGAAGACTAATAATCCAAGACGTTATAAAACAGCTGCTCTTGGCGAATGGGGCATTTCAGAAGGCTTAATATATGAAGATTTTATAGAGGAAGATTTTGACATATCAGAAATAAAGAAACGGACGAATGCAAAAGTTTGTTTTGGTCTTGACTTTGGATATGTTAATGATGCTACTGCTTTATTTTGTGGAATTATATTCGAGCAAGAAAAATTGTTATATGTATTTGATGAGCTTTATGAAAAGAATTTAAGCAATGAAAAAATAGCAGAAAAAATATTTAAAATGGGATATTCAAAAGAAAAAATAATAGCGGATTCAGCTGAACCAAAAAGTATAGATAGATTATATGATTTGGGAATACATGGTATTAAAGCAGCTAGAAAAGGAAAAGACAGTATTATTAATGGCATTGATTATCTACAGGACTTTAAGATTATTGTTCATCCAATTTGTGTAAATTTTTTATTAGAAATACAAAATTACGCTTGGCAAACAGATAAAAATGGAAAACAAATAAATAAGCCGATAGATGATTTTAATCACTTAATGGACGCTATGAGATATGCAACAGAAGATTTCACAAAAGGTGATATTTTTTCTTTTAATTAAATTAATATGTCAAGGGGGAAGAAGATTGCAAAAAAATATTGATAAATATGATTTATTAAATGGCATAAAGAGAAATGTAGAAAATAGGGATCTAAGAAATAATAAGTCAGATAATAAATTATTAGAGATAAGTCGGCAAAAATATGAATTACTAACTGGAGCAAGTGTGATACCAAAAACAAGCGATAAAGAAGAAGAATGTATTTGTAAAAGACAATATATACTTTAGGAGGAATAAACAATACTTGATTATATGATTGGATTTATAACAGGTATTTTATTCGTACTGATTATTTATTTTAAAAACGATTAAAGAAAATAATAAATAGACATCTAATTAAAAAAAAGCACATCAAATGCGGTGTGCTTTTTATTTTGGTTGTAAAATTAGCTCGTTAAAACCTTTTAATTATAACATCATCCCATCCAAACGCTCAAATTCCTCATAAACACTAAAATTATCAAAAGTGAAATCCAAATCACAATCAAGATATTCTGCGTCAGCGTCAAACTTTGTCAATATGCCACCATCTAAGTTGCAATTCTTCAAAAAAACAGTATAAGAACCAGCTGATGACGTAGGATCATTTATTTTAACCTGTATATCAAAATATATATCTTTGCCAGTATCTTTGTAATCTTCTAAAAGTTTAGCAAAAATTGACGTATTAAAGTGAAAAGTAGCTGAACCAGTACCTTTCCAACCGACAGCCTTATGGCCTTTACCAGTTTGTCCTAATATTGGTACTTCTGTTTTTGTTTTTTTTATCTTTGCTTCTAAATTGATTGCCTGCATAAAATTATATCTATTGTCATTTATAATGACATAACACTCAGCCAAAGCAGCTGATATCGTATCTTTTGCCAACATTTTTTGCGCCATATTTTATTCGCCTCCTTTTAAGATATTTTACAAGTCATATAAAGTTGCGTCATGCAATTAGTCGGAGTTATAACCTCATCAACAACAACCATCTTCTTGGTATCACCCGCAGTAACAGTTATATCCCCACTTGAAAAATTCTCTATTGCTCTCACAGTTTGCAATCGTTCATGATATTTAACTAACTCATTCCATAAAGACGCTCTCCCGCTATCGTCATTCGGTATTTTGCCCAAAAACTGAGTATTAAATATTACCGCTATATCATTTCCTATCTGATCTATTACTCTTATAGTTTGATTATATTTAAAGTCTTCGTTTTTATCCACAGAAAATGTTGTCAATGTGTTTATATCTTCAAGAACTCTTACTTCATCGCCGACTTTATGAAACATAAACTTACCGCTATCTAATCCATCTTCAAGTTGTGCCTGCGTATAACTTACATTGATATCATATTCGCCATCGTATTTAATATTTGTATTCGATTTATTTACTGCACAACCTGCTTGAGCTCCAACAACCCAATAAACTAAATCGGCATTGCTGCTACTAACTGGACTATTCTCAACTGATATTATCCCCTCGTAATTTGCACTTTCATACTTATACAACACACATTGAAACTTTATCCCTTGATTGTCTCTCATCCTTTCTGTAAAAGAAGTAAATAAAGATTTAACTGCTGAATCTGTTCCTGCATATCCTATCGTGTTAAACGAATATGGTTCTATCGCTGTCAAAAATGTTGCATAGTCACCACTTGTAACTGTCGCATTTGTACCTCCGCTTAAATTAATAGTACCTGCTGACAAACTTACTTCTGCTATCCAATCAACAAAATCATTAACTGCTAAATCGTCTGTCGTTGATGTTGCTCCGCTTACTTCTTGGCTATCAACTAAAATATCATCAAGAAAGGTCTTAACCGTATATCCTGTTGTAGTTTCGTCCGATATTATAGCCGTAGTAACAATTTTTATTTTATTGCCACGTGTACCTGCATATTTAGCCGTTGCTATCGTAGATGTGGCTTTTACACCTTGCCCTAAACGATAATAATATAATGTCCTAGCATGTTTGAATATCTCTCTTATCGGTTTCAATTCTTCATCGCCATAATCATATCCAAACAAGACTAATGATTTACTCTCAA